CGCTACATAGAAGCAAGCCAAAATGAGGCGATTTGTTTTTCACCTCATCAACCTATTAAGTCTTTGAGGTGTTAAAGAAAGTTTTTATCGTAAACTTACAACGATAGCTGTTAGTCAATCTGAGTGACATAGAGAAGTAAAGAGCAGATGCACGATGCAAGACATCAAACTGTTTTGAGTCAAAAAAAGTTGAATTATCATCTCGTCAACCTATTAAGCATCAGAGATGTTAAACACTTTTATTCGTAAAGTGTGAACGATTGGATCAAAAGACGGGACAAAGAATCACAGGGAAATGCTCAAAGCCGCTACAAAAAAATATATAAACACTTTTAATCGTAAAGTGTGAACGATGGCAAGAAGCTGAATGGAAAAGATCTGAGTCAAGATGCAAGATCAGGCAATACAATAAGTCGAATCAGACTACGATAATTGTGCGATGAGACGATAAATTAATCTTCATCGGGAGGTTTGATTTTTGGAATCGTGCCACCATCTTTTTGGATACGGAGCAGTTGTTTCTTTGCTCCATCAATCGCAGCAGCAATGAAAGAATGTCGACCTTGATTAACTGAAAGCTGATCTCTGTCATATTGACCAAGATTTTCGACATCAATTCGATTGAACATCTTTCTTGTATTTCTCCTGTGTTTGGTCAAGCCTTGATATGCCTGACCGTTTAAATAATCAACAGCCTGTGCATCTGTCAATATCACAAGAGAACCTTTGTCTTGCCTTAAAACAAGTGGTTTTCCAATCTCAACTCGATTAGATTCAATCCATTGTTTGACTTGGAGGGACCTAAAAGACAAGTCCCTGTTTTGATCTCGTGAAGCCGTGATCAGTTTCTTATCAGTCAGGAGAAAATACATCTCCTCTACTTTTTCAGCAGAGATTCTTTCTCCTTTCTGAAGTTCTCTCCAAGCAACACCGCAGACTGAGTATGGCAAGTCATCTGGGTTTTTCTTCATTCATCGACCTCCTTAATTTCTGTTACTTCAAATCTTCCGTAGCGAGGACGCCATGTTCCCAAGCCCTCTGCTTTACCAGCCATGATTGCGATTCTTCTAAGTTGATCCATTCCCATAAGCTCGTCATCAAGTAAGACTTGAAACCTTGCTTTCCAGTTTGGTAAATACAATCTGTTGACCCAAACCCCTCGACCTGTAAAGGCTGCAAGCTGAAGTTTTGGTTCTCTATGATTAATCATTTCGATTGCATCTTTTGGACCGTCATATTCAAGCTCTGGGTTGTTGTGGACAATCACAGACCTCAGCACATCCTTTCCAAGTTTCCATTTTGTTGCAGCATTTCTTAAACACTTCTGGAAATTTGCACTCGGCATATAAGGTCGGCTGAACCCTTCAAAGTCAACGGTGTTCTCTCCTTCGTCAACGTTTACCTTTCCTTCTTTCATCCAGTAACCAGATAAAAGCCAATCAAGGACTCTGACGGCACGATGAACTCCATCGGTCTTTGCTTTACCTTTTTTATCGGTAAAGAACTGTTTGTATTTTGCATAATCACCCAACGGGTCAGAATATGCGACGTTTGAACAGAGAAGGCCGTTGATACCTTGCACTGTGATCTCTAGGTTTCTTTGAGACATGGTTGTTTGTTAGTTAAGTTTGTACTCTGTTTTGCTCGTTAACAGAAAACGAATGAACCGATTTGAGCCAAATTACATAGCTAAGATGAACAAAGCGTAAATTAGCTGCTTTAGGACTTACACCAAAGGAAGCCTAATTTTAGAATGGAATTTCCTCTGAATCCCAGTTCATGTTGTAGTCTGATTTGGGTTCTTCGGGAGGAACGGTGGGCTTTGCATTTGGAAGCATTCTTGGATTGACGGAACCAAAAGCTCCAAAGTCATCCTCATCATTGTCAAAGGTGTTCTTTTTACCATTAGCACTTAAATAAACACCTTGAACTCTAACTTTGGTGTTCTCTCTCATATCAAAAACATTTCCCTCTTTATGTCTTGATTGGTCCTCTTTAAGGGCTTGAAAATGGCTGCAGAGGGCATCTATGCTTTCAAGTGGCACAAAAATATTAAACCGACGCGGAAATCGATCCTTGCTGTTTTCATATTTGTTATCGCCAACTGTGAAGTTTATTGGCAAAGGAAGAGCGTTTTCAAATTCCATTTTCTTTTGGGGTGATGTTGTTTTCTTTCTCCCAAGCGATAACTTGGTCGAGATTGTAGCGAACTCTTGATGCGGAAGGAGTCGATGCAAACTTTGGCAGTTCATACCATTCTGGACCGACTTGTTTGTTTTCCTTCCTTGTTTTCATTCGCCATATTTTGACCGTGTTATCGGTCACACCGTAGCGTTTTGCAAGCTGTTTGGTGTCGAGGTAAGTTGAAGTTTCAGTCATAATAAAGATGCTTCCTTTTGAACGATAGCGTTTGTCAGCTTGTGCCTTTCGCTATCTGATAAATTTCCTTCTTTCATTTGAGCGTCTAACCTTTTTTTAATTTCATCAAGGTGCTTTTGGGATGGAGCTTTTTGTATCCATTTCAGTGCCATCTCAGTCACCGAAGGTTCATTTTGTGGTTTTTCTTTGTTTGCTTTCCACGACTTATCTTTGCCATTGTAAAGAGATAAGCCGAACTGGTTACCAAACTGCATGAAGGCTCTTTTGCGAGCATCTGTTTCAGCTTCTTTGATTGCAGACTCGTGATTATTTCCATGATTGGATTGGTTACCATGACCAGCCCCAGTTCCTTCTCTAATAACATCCCCAACGGTGATTCGCACTTTAGCTATGTAACTGACGGCTTTAGGTTCGTTTTGAACACAGGTTGTTTCGATAGTTTCACTACTCCAACCACCAAAACCAAAGATGCGGTTGGCTTCAGCAATGACGTGATAACCTTCGACAAAGGCAAGTTTGTTATCTTTCCCACCCCAGCCAGCTTCTCTTTCTTTTACGTTTGCTGCGAGTATAGGCTCGTTGAGCTTCTCGACTTGTTCTTTTGAAAATTCCATAATTAATTTGTTAAATAAGCCCAATTAGGCAAGGACAAAGTTTCGACAGACTCGCTGTATCCACGCCAATAATTATCAGTGTGGCATTGTGATATCTGTTTTAGTGCAAGGGACCGCAAGGCACGACCCTCTGCAATGGTGTCGTCGTCGAGTGAATAAACACCGACAGCGAAAGGATAAACCTTCTCAACAAATACAAAATAAAACTCACTTGCTTTGGTCACTTTTAAATAGTGTGCTGCTTGCAAATGGTAAAGGTATCGTGCAATTGTTTTGATGGCATTGTCAGGAGATGCACCTCCTTCTCCTGTGGTTTTGAGGTCAACGATAACGTCACCGCATATCCAGTCGGGTCTAGCTTTTACTGCAAGACCTGTTTCTTGGTCTTGAATAAAATAACTAAGTTCTGGCTGCCCAAAAGATAAAAGTTTTGAGGCGGTTGGGTGGGCATGAACCGAAGCTGCAAGAGAAGAAGAGAGGTCGTATTCTGCCTGTGAAATTGGTTCTTTGCCTTGAGCAATAATTTCTTCTGCTGCAGCCTTGCCAGCTTTTGTTGTTTTGTTTGGGCAGATGACATAGTCTTTTGCTGCCCTTTCTGACTCAAGTGTGAAAGCGTGAGCTAATTCCCCATCACGAAATGCCTTTTTTACAACTGGTGCATGGTCGACCTTGCCGTCACCATATTTCAATTGATGCCAAACTTTAGGACAAGTTTTGACCCAGTTTTTAAGGTCTGAGGCACTGATATCTTCTTTTGCGTGATATTCAGCGTTTGACATGTTCATGAGGATTGGGTCAGGATATTTCATTTAGCTTTCTCCTCAAGGCTTAAAAGCAAATAAAGAACATTATAAAAAGTATTTAACTCTTTATATTTTTTTGCTCGCCACTCATCATTCCAACCACCCATGCCAACATTTTCATCAATAATTCTTTCTTTTTCATGGATTTGGGCTTTAAGTTTATGAATTGATTTTTCCAAGTGTGTCATTTTTTAAGTTCCTCGCAGGCTAATTCAACACCAGCATTACAATCTGCAATTGTCATCTGGGTGAAAGTATTGTCAAGGGCGGTGAGAAGTATTCCTCCCAACGCAATGTATAAAAGAAAATGCTTCATTTACTTAGTCTCCGTGATGAAGTGGTCGCCTAAGAAATTTCTATATCTTGAGGGCAATGTTCCTCTGATTCGGTCCATTGCTTTTCTGAAAAAGGTAATTTTTTCAACTTCCCATTTGCTGTCGTTGTTTAGTGGTTCACCACGCTTTCCTCCAAGAATGTTGAAGTTTGGGTCATGAACTCCATGCTTGTAACGAACCGTTGCGACTTTAGTGCCGTGCATGATTATGTCTGAAGTGAAGTCGTTTTCTGTGTGATAACTGTTGTGAATGGTTATCCAGTTTTTCCATGAGCCTGACTCTCTGTGGTTGATGGCTTCAAGAACGACTGTTTGGAATCTGTCCATTAGTTTGCCTCCTTTGCAAGTTTAGTTTGTAAGTTTTGAAAGATCTCTTGGCCCTCCTTTGTCATATCCTCTACGTTTAATGAGTAGTAGATATCCATCATTTGGTCGTTTAAGAATGCTACTTCTTGTTTAGTTAGTTGCATGTTTTTGTTTGGTAAGGGAACTCGGCAATCTCTGCCTTACATCTATATTACCTCTGTTATATAGGTAAGTCAACTTAAATGTCCTTAATATTAGAGTGATTTGTTATAGCAAGCTATCAGCCAAGAGGACTGTAAACCTTTAAGGTCTGCTATAAACATGTCGTCTGTATAAGTTTCATCTGCAAACCACCTGTCGGTAAGTTCTGCTTTTGCTTGCTGGTATTGTTTTTCAGTCATTTAGTAATTTCCTCTAGTGCTCTTTCAATAGTTTCACGGCATTTTGTTTTAAATGACTCTGGAAGCCGTTGTCCAATTGTCTCAGCTATTTGAGAACATTCTTCAGATAGCTTTTTTGATGGTGCTGTGATTGATAAACGTAAAGCAAGGTTATATGCTTCGTAATCATTTGCTGGTTTCATTTTATTTGCCCCAGCCTAAAAGTTCTCCAATCTGGTCAAAAGTTTGTTTACCTGATGAGGAGAAGTTATCACGGTCCCATTGCATATCCTCAATGAGTTTTAAGAGTTTGTCACCTTCAGTATCGGTGTGAAATTCGTTTTTAATTTCTGATGCTTGTATATACATTATTTGATTACCTCCATGTCTTTCAATCTATAACTGTTAAATTTACCGATTTCTTTTTCAAGGTCTGCTGGAGCCATTACGATTGTAAAGTCTGCAATAATGTGGCCATCAGGGTCTAAGCGATGGTTTTTTGGCTTGGCGTATAAGATACCCAAGTCATCTTCAATAGTTTTGTAAAACCTCATTAGTTTTTACCTCCTATTTGATTGTAAAAGTTGTTGAAAATTGCTTTGATAATTGTTTCTGTTGCCTCTTCTATTTGCTCTGGGGCAATTCGGCATCCGAATCCGTAAGTTTTGTAAATTTCCTTACCTCCGATAATTCTTTGGTGAGGTGTAAGTTTACCGCCTAGCTCAATTTCAATCTCTTTGAGTAGGTCTTTTGCTGTAAATGCAATCATGGCTTTAGCAAGTTAAGTGGAGGCAATCTCTGCCTACTTATATATTACCTCAACCTAATGATACTGTCAACCATCTTAACCCAACCCAATGTGCCTGTAATATTAGTGTCACAAGACAAGTTGACTCAGAGTGTTATTAGGGTACAATGGAGTTGAGGGAGAAGATTCCTCAATTGCACCTTGTTAATTAAATACAATGATTAAGTTCACAAAACTTCAAGCAGAACTTCTTGCTGATCGCCCACCTGATTGCATCGCCGATGCTCTATCTCAAACTTATGATTGGGACTTCGATCTTATTTTCGATAAGGCTCAAGACCTTAACTGGGATATAGAAGGAAGGCAAGCTATCAAAGAAGATTTAGATAACTTCGATCTAGAGATTCTTCACGATATGGTTGATGGAAACACGATTATGCAACGTTTAGCAGATGCTGCAGAGTTCGAGGATATTACCAAAAAAGAATTTGGTAATTATAAACGAGCTTTTAAAAGCGTTATTAAAAAGCTGAACAAGATCGGCGAAGGACATGAAAGTTTTCCTATTAGGGATAACTGGATGTTGTATTACTAAACTTACGCCCCCTTCGGGGGGCTTCCATAAATATTTAATAATGACTAAAAATTCTAACCTTCCAAAAGACGATCTTAAATGGATCAAATTTAATCAAAAAATGGCTGCCATGAGTGGTAAAAAGAAGTTAAAGAAACAAGATTTTTTTGACGCACTTAAAGAAGCTCATGAAGAGGCTTACAACGATTAAGTCAGTGCTGCTCTTTACAGGGCAGCTTTTTCTTGTATCATGTATTATGCTTAAATTAAATCGGGAAGCCTGATGACAACAAAAGCAGTGGTCTGAAAGCTATAAACACCCATTGATACCGTGGGCAAGGCAGGGCAGTCAAGGCAAGGGGCTGATCGATCTCCCGATTCACTATTACAACTCGTTTATTAATATATCCGCACCAACCACCTCATCTTCATTGCAGTATCTTTTAGTTGCTGATAAATTTGTTACTTGACAGTCATCTTTAAAAGCAATTCCAGTAAGAGCGTCTAAAGTTGACCTAATTAGCTTATCTAGGTCATTTTTTTTAACAATTAAATAAGCTGGAGCCGATTGCTTCAGCAGTCCATTTGAGCGATAGTGACTTTTAGGTCGTTTAAACCTAAATATCAAACCAACGTGACAAGCACCCTCGATAGGTGTTTCTGTCTCTTTTTTGGCCACCTTGCTAACTTCCCTACGCCATGTCTTTACCCTTTTGCAAACTTCGATCATTCTGCCACCACCAATATGTCGCTTACTGCCTTGAGGGGCTGGTTCAATATTCTCAACGGAAAAAATAAAAGATGTCATTTAATCCACAAGGTTATCCTTTCACTGCTTTACCCACAAATCTTAGAGGAAAAATACAACCAAATCAATTAGCTGTTTTATGGGTCATTCAAAGTTACGCAAACAAAGATGACCAGCAATGTTATCCATCGTTAAATACAATTGCCAAGTCTGCTTGTATGTCAAAACGAACCGCACAGAAGATTGTGAACCAACTTGTCTCTTTGGGTTGGTTGGAAAGAAAACATCAAAAAGGCAGAAATGGTGAGCAGGGCAGTAATTTATACAAAGTCACTATTTGGCATCTTGCTAATGTTCCAGAACCTAGTATTGATGGGCGTGGCAAATCCTGCACCCCTGCAAAATATGCTACACCCCCAGTGCAAAATCTGCACCCCCCCATGGCACCAGATGCCACCAAACAAGATGTATATAAACTAGATACAAATAACAATATAAATAAAGTTAGTAAACAAAAAACCAAGAAAAAGATTTATTCAAAGGAATTTGAGCTTTTTTGGCAGAAATATTTAAAAATTAAAAAGAGAGCATCTGGTCAAACAAAGCCACGAGCCTTCGAGGAATATTGTGTCGTTATAAAAAGTCATTCTTCAGAAACACTTGCTTTAGCTTTACAAAGAGCTATAACTGATCAACACCAAATTGAGAACAAGGGGGGCTTTGCTTCTCCCTTTCCTGATGCGTATCGGTGGCTGAAGAACGGCAGTTTTGAAGCCTACTTACCAAGCTCAGTCGATTTGCCAAAGCCAAAACAAAATTGGGAGAAAGATAAATCCCAAGACTTACCTTTTTAACTTGCTATGTCTTACAAAAGAAAACTGACTGAAAAAACAATAAATTTTTATCCTCCTGATAAGGATTGCTACGCTTGCTATGACACAGGAATCGTTAATAATTCAGATCGTTTGGTCAATCGACTTTATTGGCATGATTATGATATCGATGAAAAAGGCAGAAAGTTTGCTGGCTCTGATGCAGCCATAATATGCCATTGCAAAAAAGCATATCAACAATTAGACGAAGAACAAAATGTTATCTCGTCTGGATATAGAGACTCTTTAGGTAATATTAAAACAATAGTAACTTCCAGTGGTGAACACACTTTAGGCGTTTCTTTATCTAAAGATGAAACAAGAATGTTGCACAATAAAAGAAAGGAATCTTGGCAACAAAGTGTTAAACTAATGAACGATTATCGCTTGCAAAATATAAACAATTCAAAGAAAGAATTGCCATATTTTATACAAACTGTCAAAGAAACTTTAAAAAATACTCCTTCCCTGTTTTCATTTCCGACAGAAAAAGCTACTGTTGAATCAATGAAACTCAACCAAAGTGAACCACCGCCTTCCTAAAAACCTACTTTATGAGTCGGCTCAGGCAAGAGAAAAAAGGGAAAATATAGAGTTTTCTAAACGACACCCAGCTCCTGTTTCCTTAGCAACTTTAACAAGTTATAACTGGCCTGTTCATATGAATTGGGGCGATTGGTATTTAAATGAAGAAAATTATTCTTTAGACTTGATGCCTGATTGCCACTTTGGTGTTTGGGACCACGATGAACCGCTTTACTCAATAAATTTAATTGAAGTCTGCTCTGCCAACGACATGATTCGCTGGTTTTTTCATTTGCATGGAAAGAACCCACATCTTTATGGAGAAAACTTAGTAACCGATCTTTTTTATGCTTTTCATGAAATTTACAACGATTTTAAATTTGATTTGCAAAAAATGGGAGAAATAGTATGTCCAACCGCTGTTGTCAATAACCACATCAAAAAATATAATCAATTCAAAAACGCAGCATGAAAATTAACGAACTCAAAAACGACCACAAAAACGCAAGAAAAAGAACTGACCGTTCTTCCGCTTTAATAAAAGAATCACTACAAAAATATGGTGCTGGTCGATCAATTGTCATTGATGAAGAGAATCGAATCCTTGCTGGTAACGGAACAATCGCTGGTGCAAGAGCAGCTGGTATAAAAAACGTCAGAGTTATTGAAACCGAAGGTGATGAAATTATTGCTGTAAAAAGAAAAGGACTCTCCGAAGATCAAAAGGTCGGTCTTGCTTTAGCTGACAACAGAACCTCCGATTTATCGGAGTGGGATAAAGAAATGTTGCATCAGCTTTCAGAAGATCACGATATTGATCCGTGGTTTACAAAAGAGGACCTTGCAGAAATACTTGGCGAACCTGATATCATTCCATCTGAAGGTTTAACTGATCCAGACGAGGTTCCTGAAACTCCTGAAGAACCAACCGTTCAGTTTGGAGAGGTTTGGAAACTTGGAAACCATAAATTATTATGCGGAGACTCAACCGATCAAAACCAATTACAGCCTTTGATGGAAAACGAACTTGCAGACCTTTGGTTGACTGATCCTCCATACAATGTGAACTACGAAGGGGCCACCGCAGATAAATTAAAAATACAAAACGATAATCAATCCGATGCAGAGTTCCGACAGTTTTTGGCTTCGGCTTATACGGTTGCTCATCATTATCTTAATGACGGTGCTTCCTTTTATATCTGGCATGCAGACTCAGAAGGTTATAACTTCCGAGGTGCAGCAAAAGATGCAAACTTGCAAATAAGACAATGCCTTATCTGGGTCAAGTCCTCAATGGTTATGGGTCGTCAAGATTATCATTGGCAACATGAACCCTGCCTGTATGGTTGGAAAAAAGGTGCATCACATTTCTGGAACGCAGATCGCAAGCAAACAACCGTGATGAACTTCGATAAGCCAAGTAAAAACAAAGAACACCCAACAATGAAACCTGTTGACTTAATCCAATATCAAATGTCAAACTCAACAAAGCCAAACCATATCGTTCTTGACACCTTTGGTGGCTCTGGCACAACTTTGATTGCTGCAGAAAGAATACAAAGAAAAGCTCGCCTTGTTGAACTCGACCCAAAATACTGCGATGTAATAATTAAAAGATGGGAGAATTTCACTGGAAATAAAGCAGAGCGTGTAGTATTTAACTAAGAACTACATTTTATGGGCAAAAAAGGTACGCAAGCAGAGACAATTGTCAGGGCTCAACGGTTCGCTCGGATAATTGCTAACGGGGGTCGTCGGTCTGACTGCGTTCGTTATGCTTCCGAGAATTGGGGGGTGGGAGAGAGAAGCGTTGCTAAGTATTTACAGATAGCTAGAGAGGAGCTGAAGAAGGACTGGGATATGGAACGACCTCAGATGATTGCTGATCTTTTGGCTCAATGTAGCACCTTACAGATGGAAGCTAGAAGGTCTGGTCAATATCACATTGCTCTTGGTGCGATCAATACTGCAGCTAAACTTGCACACTTGGTCTCATGAGTCTCTTAGAAACTGTCTCGCAAGGCCATGTTTTATTTCAAGAAGGCTTTAGTTATATTCCCTCGTCAAAAGATGTAATAAAAAAAATAAAAACTAAGTTGCTTCCGCATCAAGCATCTTTCTGTGATGATTTAAGCCACCGTAAACTTGCACTCGTTTGTGGCTTTGGTGCTGGCAAAACTTATGCTTTAGTTTCTAAAAGTATTATTCTTGCTTGCATGAATGTTGGTCATATATCTGCAATCTTTGAACCAACGTCGCCTATGCTCAGAGATATTTTGATGAGAACGATGAACGAGCTTCTTGAGGAGTGGGAAATACCTTACACTTTCAGAGCTTCTCCTTTGCCAGAATATCAACTTACTTTTGAAGAAGGAACTCATACGATCCTACTAAGAACCATTTTGACTTATCAAAGGCTAAGAGGACAGAACCTTTGTGCGGTGGGATTTGATGAGGCCGACACCGTAAATAAAAGAGACGCAGAGCAAGCGATGAACATGGCTCTTGCAAGATTAAGGTCAGGCAATATTCAACAGTTTTACGCAACAACAACTCCCGAAGGTCATGCTTGGGCATTTGAGACTTTTGAAAAGAATGCAAAAGAGGATACAAGATTAATAAAAGCCAAGACAAGTGACAATCCCTATTTGCCAGAGGGCTTTATTGATTCTCTTTTAGAAAACTATCCACCGCAACTAATCCAAGCCTATCTCAATGGAAACTTTACAAATCTTACGACTGGGGCTGTATATTCAAGATTTGATCGCAATAAGCACTTGGTTGATAATATTCCTTTTGATATAAAGATGGAGACGCTCTTGATAGGGATCGACTTTAACGTGATGAACTGCAATGCTGTCGTGGCAGTCAAAGACGGAGATAAATTGTTTGTAATTGATGAAATTACAAAACAAAATGATACAGACGCATTGGCTCAAGAAATTAAAAGAAGGTATCCTACGAACAGAATATTAGTTTACCCAGATGCTAGTGGTGCTGCCAGATCAACGATCAACGCTTCAAAAACAGATATTGCAATTCTCGAAGGCTACGGTTTCTCAAGCATGGCATTACGCAGTAACCCACCGATCAAAGACAGAGTTCAAACCTTACAAGCACTCTTGGAGAACAGCAAAGGATGGGTGCGTTTGGCGATTCATGCCAGTTGCAGACGCTTGATCGAGTGTTTAGAATTGCAAAGTTATGATGAAAAAAGTGGAGATCCAGACAAGCAGAATGGATATGATCACCTGAACGATGCGTTAGGTTACCTTGTGTATAGAGAATTTAATATTATTCATGCACGAGCAGGTCGTCGAACTGGTATTAGAATATATTAAAAGTAATGATATTATGAGGAAAAACCGTGTATAGCTCACTAAATATTTACAACCAGCCTGTAACTTTAGCTCCCACAACGGTTGCCTCTCCAAATGCTGCCTACCAAAGGATGGCAAATTTCTGGGGTTTGATTGAGGATTTGAAAGAAGGGACTTATAAAATACGCAGCGAACATAGAAAATATTTACAACAAGAACCAAGAGAGACTGATGATGCTTACGACACAAGGTTGGCAAGATCAACTGTTGTTCCTTATTTACAACGAATAGAAAAAATGTTATCGGGAATGTTAGTGCGAAAGCCTGTGCGACTTGATGATGTTTCTGATCTTGTTCGAGAGCAACTTTTTGATGTTGATCTTGAAGGCAACGATCTGAATGTTTGGTTGTATCAAACTGCAAGAGTAGCAATTTCGTTTGGTCATGTTGGTGTGCTTGTCGACGCACCAAAAGAGGGAGAGAAGGCAAGACCTTATTGGGTGACTTACACACCAAGAGATATTCTTGGCTGGCGAACTGAAATCATAGAAGGCTCAAGGCAATTAACGCAACTCAGACTGATGGAACAAGTGGTCGAAGCCGATGGTAAATATGGTGAAAAGTTGGTAAAACAAATCCGAGTTCTTGAGCTTGGTCGATATGAAATACATCGCAAAGATAAAAAAGGAGACTATAAATTAGTTGATGAAGGAGAGATGAGTATCAAAGACAAGATTCCTTTTGCTGTTGCATATTCAAACCGAGTTGGATACTACGAATCACGCAGTCCTTTATACGACATTGCGGAACTAAACCTTAAGCATTACCAAATACAAAGCGACCTTGATAATATTCTTCATATTAGTTCTGTTCCTTTACTTGCGGTCTTTGGTTATCCAAACGCTGATGAGATAACAACTGGTCCGAATGAAGCATTATCGTTGCCACCAGAATCAAGACTTGAATATGTTTCTCCTTCGGGAGACAGCTACGACAGTCAGTTTAAAAGACTTGGTGATATAAAAGATCAAATAAATACTTTGTCTCTTGCTGCTGTTCTTGGTCAAAAGTTAGTCGGAGAAACTGCAGAAGCAAAGCGGATCGACAGATCGCAGAACGACTCAACAATGATGGTTATCGCACAGCAGATGCAAGATTTAATTGATAACTGTCTAAAGTTTCACAGTGAATATTTAAATGAACCAAACGCTGGGAGTTCTTTTGTTAATAGAGACTTTGTTACCGCAAGGCTTGAGCCAGCAGAGATTGATAGCCTTCTCAAAATATATGCTGCAAATGGTATCAGCCAAGAAAAACTTCTTGAGCAACTTGCGAGCGGAGAAATACTCGGAGATGATTTTGATATCGAAGAGGAACTAGAAAAAACGCAGTCGGGTGGGTTGATAGAGATGAACCCAGAAAGTGAAGCAGCTTAATAAATGGCAGTTCCAGAGGCTTTTTACAGAGAAGCTATAGATCTCAACAGATATAGCAACAAGGTGCAATTTCAAGTTGCCACCCAATTTAACGAAGTAATCCTTGATGTTCTCAGGCAGATTAGAGATCTTGAAGGAAACAGTCCAGCAACAACTGCAAGACTTAGATCAATATTGGCTCAAATGGTGGATAGTCTGAAAGGCTGGGAAAATGAAAGTGCCGTTTACATGATTGATGAACTGCAAAACTTAGCAGAGTTTCAAGTTGGCTTTGTGCAAGATCAACTCCAAAGAGTCCTTCCAAAAGGAGAGTTTCAAGTAAACACTGTTGCTGTTTCTCCTGACTTTGCAAAATCAGTTGTGACCAGAGATCCAACCGCTTTAACGATTCGTTTGCGTGATAAAGATGGAGTATTCAGAACTGCTCAGTTTGCTTTGACTGCCAAAAGAGGATCAGACATTTCTTTGCCAAATGGTAAAACAGTTAAAAAAGCATTTAGAGGTATCGCTGATGATTCAGCTTCGAGACTTTCAAAGGCAATCCGACTTGGTGTTTTGGAAGGAGAATCTTTACCAAAAATTGTCAGAAGGCTCAAAGGTCCAAATTTAAGTTTTGTTGGAAAACCTCAAAATGCAATCGCTTTAAACTCTGCTTTAAAAGATTCAGAAGGAATGCTCTTGTCAAACAAACAAATCCAAACTGTCGTCAGGACAACCGTTAATCAAGTCCAAAATGCAGCAAGTCAGGCAGTTTATGCTGCAAACAGTGATATTACTGGCAGATATCAATATGTTGCAACTCTTGATGCAAGAACAAGCTCTATTTGTCAAAGGTTAGATGGTCAGTTGTTTAAATATGATCAAGGCCCTGTTCCTCCTCAACATTTCAATTGCAGATCAACAACTGTTCCAATTATTGATGACGATGATCTTGCCAGAGCCTTTCCAAATACAAGACCCTCTGCAACGGGTCGTGTTCCGCAAGATACAAATTATGCAAGCTGGTTAAAAGATAATCCTGATATTCAAGACAAAGTGCTAGGAAAAAAGAAAAGATATTTCAACTTCTTGATGAGTCCCAAAAGAGGAAAGAAACAACTAAATGCCACAAATGCCTTAAAAAAAATTATTCGAGAAGATGGAACAGAGCTAACATTAGATCAACTAGCTAAACGATATCCAAATGCCAATTAAAAAAGGGAAGTCTCAAAAAACAATAACAGGCAACATAAGAATGCTTATGAAAGAGGGCAAATCAAGATCACAGGCTGTGGCCATTGCATTAAGTTCTGCTGGCAAATCTAAACCAGCCAAGAAACGCAAAAGGAGATAAGATATATTTAGTTGCATTTAAAATCATGCCTTCACATTACGGATCTATGAAACCAAAAGGTAAGAAGAAGAAAAAGAAAGGAGGCAAAAAATAATGGGATACACTTTCAAGGTTCAAACTTATGACGAACCAAAGCCAAAGGCTGAAAACTGTGAAGTAAAGCCAAAAGCCAAAAAATCAAAAAAGAAAGGTGACTAGACGCTTTAGAAAAGTTCCAAAAGATAAAAAAACTGGTGTCGCTAAGAAATACCTTAGTGGGGCTAAAAATAAAGCTGCAAAGGCTGCTGAAATAAAAAGAACGGCAGCAGCTTACAAGCGAGGAGAGTATATTGATATTGAAGCTGTACAAAAATCAAGGATCGCTCAAGATGGCAGAAAGACCAAAAAGAAAACCACTAAGCGAAAGCGTAAAAAAAACACTTAAAAAGAAAGCTGCCAACAGCCGTTTTTCTTACACGCAACTAGCTGCTGTTTACCGCAGAGGTCAGGGAGCATATCTTGGTGGCGGATCAAGAAACGTATCGATGGCAGCTTGGGCGATGGGGAGAGTTAATAGTTTTATAACAGGAAAAGGCGGAGCAAGAAAGGCTGATGCTGATTTGATGAGAAAAAAATGAAGAAAAAAGAACTCACAACTCGTCAAAAAAATGCTTTAAAGCGTCATAAATCAACACATGGACACACAAAAGCACACATGGATGAGATGATAAAGGCGATGCTTGCTGGTAAAACATTCACTGAAGCTCACAGGCTTGCGATGAGGAAAAAAGGCAAATGACAATCAAAAGAGGCGGACATACTTTTGCTGGAGTTGATAAACCAATCCGCACACCAAATCATAAGAGTGGAAAGTCTCATGCCGTTGTCATAAAACAAGGCGATGGCTTTCGATTAATAAGATTTGGAATGCAAGGAGCAAAAACAAAGCCTCCAAGAAAGGGTGAATCAGAGGCAGATAAAGCTAAAAGACGGTCTTTCAAAGCTCGTCATGCTAAAAATATTGCAAAAGGTAAGACAAGTGCGGCTTATTGGGCTGACAAAGTAAAGTGGAGTTAGTATATTAATAATTATTAAGATTTTTTATGGCTGAAGAACCAATCAAACCAAATCCACCTGTTGATACTGCTGCCTTGATTGCAGAAGTTGAAGCATTGAGAAAAAGCAAAGCGGAACTTTTAGATGACTATAAAAAAGCAAAAGAAGCTGCAAAAGCTGTGCCTCAAGATGTAGATGTAAATGCTTTGATTGCTTTTAAGCAAAAGAAAGAACAAGAAGAGTTAGAAGCCAAAGGTAGATATGAAGAGGCAACAGAAAAACTTGCTGCTCAATATAGACAAGCAGAGGAAGCAAAAAATCAGAGGATTCAAGAGCTTGAGAAAAGACAAAGAGAACTTGAGGTCGAAGCCCCTGCTGTGACTGCACTTGCAGACGTTGTTCACGATCCACAATATGTTCTGTCAAGGCTTAATAAAGACCAATTATCAAGAGACCCTGATGGAACGGTTGTGGTTGTTGACGGATATAACAGAACATCTGTAAAAGAATGGGCTCAACAAAATATGCCTCAATGGGTGCAAAAAAACCCAAGACCACAAGGTGGAGGAGCAACGACAACTAAGGTGACGGCTGACGTTGTCACAGGAGAAAGTAATCCTTTTGCAAGAGAATCTTTTAATTTAACTGAGCAAGCCAGACTTTATCGCACAGATATTAATAAATATAATATGCTCAAAAATGCAGTTAGCGGTTAATATAAGACTAACGTAGTTGTGCTGCGTTAGAGGTTGTGCCTCGAAGTGAACATATTTTATTAGTTTTTAATGGCTACATTAAGAAGTGATTTGATAATCCCAGAGGTGTTCACCCCCTACTTAATTGAGGAGACGACTCAGAGAGATTCTTTTCTTCAAAGTGGGGTAGTACAACCTCTAGCAGAATTAAATCTATCCGCAGAAAGAGGCGGTGACTTTGTAAAGATTCCATTCTACAAAGCAAACTTGTCTGGCGACTTTGAAGTTTTATCTGATAGCACTTCATTGACACCAGCAAAAATTACTGCAGACAACCAGATTGCTGCTGTGCTTCATAGAGGTCGTGCTTTCAGTTCCAGAGACTTAGCTGCTTTAGCAGTTGGTGGTGGTCCTGATCCTATGGCTGCTATTGCACAAAAGATGGCTGCTTATGTTAACAACCAGAAGCAGAAGGATTTATTCTCTTGTTTAACTGGTGCTTTTGGTTCTATCAACGCAAACGACAGCAACTCTGCTTTATTTGCTTTAACAATTGATTCAGAATCAGGAGATACTCCAACAACATTGAGTCCAAGACACGTTGCAAAGGCTCAGGCTTTGTTAGGTGATCAAGGCGATAAATTAACTGCTGTTGCAATGCACTCAAAGGTTTTTTATGACTTGGTTGAGAGAAATGCAATTGACAGAATTTACGATAATACAGGAGCTCCTGATACCTCAGCCACAGGCGGTAGCACAGTTAGAGCCTTCGATGGACCTACAGCTGTTAATACATTTATGGGTCTAAATGTTATCGTTTCTGACGATGTTCCAACAACTGGATCTGGTTCTTCTACTGAATATTCAACATTCTTCTTTACTCAAGGAGCAGTTGTGACAGGAGAGCAAGCTCCAATCAGAACACAAACAGATAGAGACATCCTTGCTTTGGAAGAGGCAATGGCTGTGGATCTTCACTATATCTATCATCCTGTCGGATTAAAATACGCTGTATCAACAGTCAACCCTAATAGAACTGTATTAGAAACTGTTGCTTCTTGGTCGAAAGTGTATGAGACAAAGAACATCGGTATTGTTCGTGCAACTAACGTATCTAATCAGGATTAATTATGGCTTCTTTATTTGAAGTAACTGCTGGTTCTTTAGTTGGACCAACAGGCGGTGGCACTGTTACTCAGGCTACAAACAAATCAACAGGTGTAACTCTTAATACAGAGAGTGGACAGATAACAATGAACAACGCTGCTTTAGCTGATGCTGCTGAGGTATCTTTTACAGTTACAAATAGCAAAATCGCTGCAACAGATGTTGTCGTTGCCTGTCATGGATCAGCTGGAACTGCTGGTGCTTATATCGTAAGTGCTAATGCAATTGCTGCTGGTTCTTTCGCAATCACTGTTTCTAACGTGTCAGGTGGAGCTTTAAGTGAAGCTATCGTTATTAACTTTGTTGCTCTAAAAGGAGCATCTAGCTAGATGGGAATGTACGCTTTTAGGCGTATGAGAGAGAGAAATGAAGCTGCTCAAAAGGTGGCTTCATTAACTCCAACTCTTGAAAAGCCAAAACCAAAATCTAAGCCCAAAAAGGTAAAACTCGATGGCGATAACAATTGACGCAACTGTTGGTGGTGCAAATGCAAACTCTTATATCACTCTTGCTGATGCAAATTCATTTATTGAAGGCTTAGTCCTCAGTGATGATGCTGCTGCTTGGGATGGGTCAAGCAACGATAATAAAAATCGTGCTTTATTTACTGCTGCACAAAGAATTGATCGAGAGAAATTTCTCGGTGCAAGGGTTGACGATACACAGGCTCTAGAGTGGCCTAGATCAGGAGTTCG